CCCTGATGCCCGCGGGCGCCATCGTACGGGACACCGTGATCCGGGGCGGGCGGGTCGGTGCCGACGTGGCGAATCGGGCAAAGAGGCGACGCTGATGCCGAAGATGACGCCGGGCGAGGTCGATGAGCTTCTCGCGAGCCTCCGGGCGCGGATGATTGAGGCCGAGAAGGTGGACGTCGAATGCCGGGCGGGGTTCGTGGAGCGCGCGGACACCGAAATGGGCTTCATCACGAACGAGCCCACGGGCGGCCTCAGCTACCACATCCGGCTCAACGGAGGCGCTTGAGGTTGGCGACCACCACCACCCCGACCTTCCGCTTCGACGGCCGCAACCCCGCGGCCCAGCGGGTCGCCGCGCGCCAGGCCGGCCGCTTCATCACCCGGATTCTCGAAGAGACCCGCGCCGCGATCCGCTCGCTGATCACCCGGTCGATCCGGGAGGGCATCGCCCCTCGCGACGCCGCACGCGCGATCCGCTCCATGGTCGGGATGAACGAGCAGCAGGCGCAGGCCGCGGCCAACTACCGGCAGAGCCTCATCGACCTGGGCGTCCCGCTCGACAAGGTGGAAGCCCGGGTGGCCACGTACACGGCGAAGAAGATCCGGGAGCGGGCGCTCACCATCGCGAGGACCGAGACGATGGGGGCGCTCAACGAAGGGGCCCGCGAGTCGTGGCGCGAGGCGCAGGACGAGGGGCTGCTCTCCGATCGGGCGGTGGTCGAGTGGCTCACGACCCCCGACGAGCTGCTCTGTCCGATCTGCGAGCCCATGGACGGCGTGCAGGTGAAGCTCGGCGAGAAGTTCGAGACGTCAGTCGGTCCCCTCGACGGTCCGCCAGCGCATCCGAACTGCAGGTGCAGCTCGGCCGCCACGGAGCCCGACCGATGAGCGAGGCGATGCCCCCCCGTGGCCGCCCTGGCCGCCCCCGCCTCTCACCTGAGAAGCGGGCCGACTCCTACGCCTGGGCCTACATGCCGGCGTCGGAGTTCGAGGAGGTCTGCCGCGCCGCGTTCAGGATGGGGGTCAGCGTGAGCCGCTTCACGCGGGATGCCGTGACGGAGCGCGCGGCGGCCGTTCTGCACAAGGAAAAACCCGGCACGGCGTAGATCGTGCTATTTCAGGAGGCGAGATGCCGCTGAAGTTCGAAGTCGAGAAGCTCGAGGATGTCCCCGAACCCGCCCGCGGGTTCTACGAGCAGAAGGACGGGAAGTTCGTCCTGGGCGTCGAGGGCGTCGCCCCGGCGCGTGACTTGGCCGAGGCCAACGGGAAGATCGTGGAGTTCCGCGATTCCAACCGGGCACTGATGCGCGCGCTCGGGGCCGAGACGATCGACGCCGCCCTCTCCCGCGCGGCGCTCGTCGCCGGAATCGATCCCGCCAAGCTGGAGCGCCTGAAGGCGATCGACCCCGACGAATACGCGGCGCTCAAGGCCGCAGCCGCGAAGCTCAAGGAGAAAGGCGTGACCGACCCAGCCGACCTGGACACGCGCCTGAGCGCGGCGCTCGAAGCGGCCCTGACGCCGGTCAAGCAGGAGCTGGCGAGCGAGAAGCAGGCGCGAGCCGAGGCCCAGAAGCGGGCAGATGAGGCGCTGTTGCGCCAGAGCATCGGCGACAAGGCGCTCAAGGCCGGCCTCGATCCCGCATACCTCGACTTCATGACCACGAAGGCGCACGACGACTTCCACGTGATCGACAACGCGGTCAAGGCCAAGGACAACAAGTTCTCGGCCGACAAGCCGGGCCAAGCCCTCGGCATCGACGAGTGGCTCGCCGGCAAGATGAAGGAATTCTCGCGCATCTTCGCACCGGCGCAGGGCGGAGGGGCCGGCGGCGGAAGCGGGAACGGCGCAGGAGCGCGTCCCGGCGCGAAGCAGTTGGTCAACCCGACCCCGCAGGAGCTGGGTCGACTGAAGCACATCCCCGGCAAGGGGCTCGTCAACGTCGCTGGCGAGATCGTCGAGGTGGTCGTCCAGTAGAAGGCGAGAACCGCAGAGGCGGCAGAGTCCTGAGGGCTCGGCCATCTCGCCCCCGCGGGGCAAGCGGAACTCAGCAGAGCGCACCGAGTGCGATTCTGCGCGGCTCCCGTGGAGCTGCTGAAACACGGTAACCGCTCGCGCGAGAGCGCGGGCAAGTGATTCAGGAGCTGCCCACATGGCCGGAGCACTCGTCACCACCAACGTCCTGCAGACCGTCGTCGCGATGGGGCTGAACGCCCTGCGCGAGCGGATCGTCCTCGCCAAGGTCGTGAACCGCGACTACGAAAGTCAGATCACGGGCCAGAAGATCGGCGCGACCGTGAACGTCGCGGTCCCGGCGGCCGTCGCCGTGCGCGTGGTCGCGCCCGACGTCGTCCCGCCCGCCGTAACCGCCGTGACTCCTACGAGCGTGGCCGTCACCCTCAATCAGTGGTACGAGGCCCCGTTCGCGATGGACGACAAGGGCATCTCGCAGGTCGATCGCGGCATCCTGCCGATGCAGGCCTCCGAGGCCGTCAAGGCCGTCGCCAACAACATCGACCAGTACCTGTGGGGCTTGACCCACGGAGCCAACGGCTTCTACGGCTTCACCGGCACGCCCGCCACCGCGCCGTTCGCGACCGACCTCTCCGAGTACCTCGCGGCTCGCGGGCTCGCGGACGCGCAGCTCATGGAGCACGACGAGGCCACCTGCTTCGTGATCCTCGACACCTTCGCGAAGGCGAACGCCATGGGGACGGCAGCGATGCAGAACGCCTCCTGGCGTGGCGACGCGAACGCCTTCCGATCGGGCAAGATGGGCGTGGCGCTCGGCGCGAGCTGGGACTACAGCCAGAACGTGCCGCTCCACACCGCTGGCACCTGGACCAACGCGGGCACCACGACCGGCACCAACGCCGCGGGTCAGGCTGTCGTCAACCTGACGGGCGGCACCGGTTCCCTCCTGGTGGGCGACATCGTCACGTTTGCCGGCGACACCCAGACCTACGTCGTGATCGCCGCGACCGGCACCGCCCCCACCACGGCCATCTCGGTTGCGCCGAACCTCGTGACCGCGAAGTCCGCGACCGAGGTGGTCACCGTGAAGGCGACCCACCGGAACAACCTGCTCATCCACCGCGACGCGATCGCATTCGCGATGGCACCGCTGCAGGACACCGTCCAGGTGGCCGGTGCGCCGACCATGCAGGCGACGGCGATCGACGACGAGTCCGGCCTCAGCCTACGGCTCGAGGTCACTCGCCAGCACCGCCAGTACCAGTGGGCGTTCGACGCGCTCTACGGCGGAAACGTCATCCGCCGCGAGCTCGGAGTCCGCATCGCCGGCTAGCAGTCCATCGCGTGGGGCGGGGCTCCGTCGGGGGCCTCGCCCTTCGCCCTGATCGGTGATCCCGACGAGCGAAAGGGAAACGCGATGCAGACCAAGGTCTATCCGGGCGGCAAGGGCGGGGCGAAGAGCCGCTACATCGGCGGCATCCTGACTTTCAACAGCCAGGTTCTCTTTCCGGGGCAGGTCGCCTGCAAGCGGGTTCGCGCAACCACGGCGCAGGTCAACGCCGGCTACGAGCTGCTGCCGGCAATCCCCGGCCACAAGTACCGCATCGTCGACTGCGACATGATCGCCATCGGTGGCGCCGCCGCCACGGCGACGTCCGTCGATCTCGTCGCCACGCAAGGCGCCGCCGCCATCCGACCCGTCGTGAACGCCGTGGCGGCCCTCACCCAGAGCGCCCGCGTTTCGATGGGCGAGGCGCCGGCCGCCGGGACCTCCGTCATCCTCGCGGACGGTGCGTCGTTCGCCGCGCTCGACGCGAACACGGGCGTGTCGGTCGCCAAGCAGTCGGGGGGCAGCAATCTGGGCACGGCGACCCACATCGACGTGCTGCTCAGCTACACGATCGAGGTCGCGTAAGGCGCGGGCCGGCGGGGGCCGCTACGAGGCGCGGCCCCCGCACCCGCCAGGAGAAGCTGGATGAGCATGATTCCCACGAAGTGCGTGATCTACCGGCCCGACGGCCGGGAGATGACGATCAACGCCGCGGACTTCGACCCGACGATCCACGCGGAGCCGGGCGAGAAGGTGCTCGTCACCAGGAGCGAGGCCGTCTTCGAGGGCCCGCCCGACTTTCTCATCGCGGACGCGCAGCCCGAGCCGGAGCCCGCGCCATCCGCCGAGCCCGTCGAGGACGCCCCGGCCGCAGCCAGCAAGGGGAAGGGCAAGGGGAAGAAGTAGCCGATGGCCGTCCCCACCGTCATCGCCACGCCGGGCGCCGTCGACGCCAATTCGTACGCGACGCGCGCCGAGGCCGACGCCTACCACGACACCCGTCTCCACGCGACGGACTGGCCGGCGAACGTCTCGGCCACCGCAGCGATCGGGGCCGGCGCGAACGGTGTGGTGACGACGACGGTGGACGCCGCGGGGACCGAGGGCAACGCCTGGACGATCGAGGCGGTGGCGGGCGTCGGGCTCAACGTGGCGATGACCGCGGCGCTCGTCGGCACGGACATCACCGTCACCCTCGGTACCGATGGGGCGGGCGTCGCCGACGCCGCTAAGAACACGGCGGTGCTCGTCGCCGCGGCGATCGCCGCACTCTCCGGGGTTGCGGCCGTCGCCAGCGGGACCGGGGTCACCGTGATCCCGGTGACGGCCGAGACGCCCTTCACCGGCGGCAGCTACGTCGAGGAGACGAAGAACGTCGCGCTGATCATGGCGACCCGGGTACTGGACTCCATGTACGTCTGGGCTGGCTACGCCTCGAGCGCCACCCAGGCCTTGCAGTGGCCGCGGAGCGGGGTACTCGACGCCCGCCGCGTCCAGAACGTCGCCGTCGACGTCATCCCCCAGGAGCTCAAGAACGCGACGGCCGAGCTCGCCCGCCTGCTCATCGCCTCCGACACCACGGTGCAGTCGGGGACCGCGGGCGGCGCCATCTCCAGTATCACCGCGGGCCCCGTGTCGATCAGCTACAGCTCGGGCGTCGTGATCTCCGTGGACGTCGTCCCGGGGTCCACGTTCAACCTGCTGCCGAGCTGGTGGGGCTACATCCGTGGTCTGTCCGGCACGCGGGAGCTGGTGCGGGCGTGACCATCCTCGCCTTCCGGCGGCTTGGGCGTCGGGGCCTCGAAGAGGTCTGCGATCTCCCGGAGGCGGGCGGCCACCGCCAGATGTTCGTCGCGGGCCATCTCCCGCAGGATCCGGGCCACCTCGCCGCGGACGCTGGCGACGAGCGCCGGGATCTCCGTGATCCTGAGGCTGGCTGTGAGGGCGTGGTGTCGCGGCGGGAACCGCAGAGGCCTGGTCATGGGGCTTGACGCCACCGTCCGGGCCGCGATCGCCACGATCAGCACGGCGACGGCGGACCTGCAGGCGACCGTAGCACACGCCG